CCAAAATGCTGATAATCAAATTCTCTACATATAAAGCTGGTACTATCACTTCCATCAAATGCTTTCCACGCATTGGCTTGTATTGCAGATGGACCACTCGAAGATGCGGTATTTCCACCCGACGAGTTAGAGGACATAGCTGCTGGACCTGAAAGAGATGATGGTCCCGTGTAAGCCGCAAGTTTTTCTAATACAGTTCCCGACGATGGACCCACTAATAGATCACCTTGTGTAATTGAAGTTAAACTTATATTTGACGCAACGACGTTGGTTGTTTTTACATAATTGGATACATTTACATTACCCGTGACATTTAAGACATCTACCGCGGTATCTTCCGCATATAAATTCGACCCAACATCTAACGTGTGTATAGGATTGGCATTTGAAATACCAACAGTATTTGCCGTAATTAGAGATGGGCCACTTGCATAATTAAACTCGACTGTTTTTGATGAAGCTGTATTACCAAGCAAAATAACCTCGTTGAGAGTAGTTGCAATATTTGAAAGTGCACCACCATCTCCATAAAATTGTCCAGCTGTTATTTTACCAGTCGTTGAAACATTACCATGACGTGTAATAGATAAATTTTCACCGACATCTAAAGCGTGTATAGGACTTGTATTTGCAATACCAACATTTGAACCATATCTTGTTGTAAACGCAGTTACTGTATGTGCAAAATGGGGTGATGTATTTGTAACTACATTCCCCTGTTTAGATGCTTCATCTAACGAAATACCACCTAAGAGTGATGTCAATACATTTGTATCTACAACTTCTTTTGTAGTTGCATCATATCCTACAAAAGTTGCACCTCCTACAGAAGCCTGACGCAAAGGTGTCATATATACAGCACCTGGTGTTGATGCAGATATGGCCTCATTAGATGCATTAAAAACTATTGAGTTTTCAGCCTGATTATCGTTAGCGTGTTTACCAAACCGGATTTTGGTAGACCGCTCTATCGTAGGTATGTTTTTAACCATATTTAATATAAGTACGTATTTTAATTTGCATAAATGAGACCAGCCATTCCATTTTCTATTCTGAGTATATTATAGTTAACGGCGTATATAGGATCAGTGATAACCATTTTTTGACTGATTACCTTTGCGGAATCTAAACGACTAAAATTGAGCGTTCCTGTCGGTTGGAGTGAGCTCGTCGATAAACAAAAACAATATAAGAAAAAATCGGGTGATGTAACAAAGTTTGTATGGTAATAGTTCATAACATCTATAAAGTGCGGCTTTGCCCATTTGAAATTACCTATATCTAAACCATTTATTTCGATTTTGATTTTATTTGATGTCGATGTTAATGCCCCTTCTGTTGTTGTATCCGAAGATGCGAGATATTTTATGGGGTGGTTAAATGTAAGTTCTTGTACGAGTTCATGCGAAGGAACACTTTTTTGAACTTGTGTGATTATTAAGTTATGGTTACGAGACACAAGATTACCACGTTCTTCATTATCGAGATAATAATAGTTTGAATAACACTCAAAATTATAGTTTCCTGCATCTGGTCCCCAATGTATACGTAATTCGACGTTATGGTATTGTAACGCAACTATAGGTAAAGCACATTGTGCTCCTTCACAAAAGAAGAATCTGAAAGGGTAAAAGTATGAGCGTGCGCTTATACCTGGGTGTGTACCATTAGCACTCTTAGATACATTCGTTGCAAATGTATCTATAGCTATCTTTTCAGTGAATATTGCATCTTGTGTGTCTATTACTTGACCACCTATGAGAAGTTCGACTTTATCGATAAGTGTATCCCATCTCTGAATATCGTATGATTTTGTATTATCATCTATTGTAAGGTACGTATACCCTAATAAGTCACCCGATCTATCAAATTTAATGGATGACATGGAATTGCCTTTCACAGATCCTTGTATTGTCTGTTTTTCTACGGACTGTGAAAAGTTAGAATGCCGTTTAAACGTTGATGTAAAAAACGAAATCTCTGGTTCGCCCATAATGTGTTCGTCTTGAGCACCAATTGCAATAAGTTGAACAATACCAGATGACATTTATAATAAGAAAAGGTTTAAAATATAAGTGTTGTAACGCCCTGAAATAATTAATGGGGTGCATTTCTTTTTTTGCAAACGAATCTAAATATTAAACAGGTTTCGGATGTAGTTGCCGCGGCTCCTGTTTCTTTTAATACATCTACGGTTATTCTATCGAGTTTTCGTATTGGGTTATAATATTGCTGAATAACTGGGTATTCATTTTTAAAAACGAGTCTAGATGTACCGTCTGTTACGAGGGTTCCGAAAACGCCGTTGATCATATTATCATCGGATGTATCGAGATCTGTTTTTCCTCTTTGAGAAAAAATGGTTCTTAATTCATCGATTTTGAGGTGAATGAGTTTATGTGCTCCACCTATACCGTTAATATGGGCCGCTGTTAATTGAACCTGGACTATATTTTCGAGTGGTGTTGGGAAGTGTGATATGAATTTTTGTTTAGAAGTATCATCAACTGTATCAACTATAACAGTATGATACTCATGTTCGAAATCGGGTAAAGTGGATTGAGTAGTCACTAAAGCCATTTATATATACTGGAGATTTTACTTCATCTTGTATCCCGCTTGTTCTCTTACAAGTTTTTGACCATCGCATACACCGCCTTTACTGTCGGAATAATAGGCAGTCTTCAAACATTCTTCAGTGGATGGGATGTCGAAGAGCGAACCCGTATTAGTGGTTTCAATTTCGATATCTTTGCCCTGGTACCCACTGGTACGCAACATGGCGAGGACACATAATATGCCGACGACGACGACGATGGCACGGATAGTATTTTTGTTGGTGTTGTTAAGTTTCATTTATATTGAAACAATATTTTTTATAAAGTGCGTTAAAGAGAATAGAATAGTTTCAACATAAAGAGTAATGGACGGTGAAATTATTATTGATCGTAGAAATACTAATGTTATGAAACTTGATGACAGTGAACAAGCACTGATGAACGAAATTGAGATTGATGTTCCTCGACCTCAGCCTGTAAAAAAACAAATTTCAAGAATGAAGACACAATTTACACCACCTGCACCACAAGTGTTCCAGGAAGACATTGACTCTTTTGCAAATCCAAATAAACAGGCGCACCCAACTGCACCTCCTCCAGAAGCACCTGTTGATTACGGTGAATACGATGAACCAGAACCAGAAATGGATTATGGAGGCGGTGGTTACGGTATGGAAGAGGAGGAAGAAAAACCATCACCTGGTTTTAAAACAATCGATGAAGAAAAAGCGGATCTTGTTAATAAACTTGGACGTTTAGAAAAAAAGGGGTTTACTGTAAATAAACGTTTAAATGCTTATTCTCCAATAGATGAACTTAGAAGCGAAGTAAAACGAATTACATATAGTATAGATGTAGACAAATCGATAAAGTTTTCTAGACGTATGCTTATTGCGTGTACTACAGGTCTTGAATTTATGAATAAGAAGTATAACCCATTTGAAATTCAACTCGATGGATGGTCTGAGAATGTTATGGAAAATGTAGACGATTACGATGAAGTTTTTGAGGAGTTATATGTGAAATACCGATCGAAAATGCATGTTGCACCAGAAATTAAGCTTATTATGATGCTTGGTGGGTCTGCAATGATGTTCCATTTGACGAATAGTATGTTTAAATCCGTTATGCCAAACATGAATGATGTGATTAAACAAAACCCAGGACTCGTTCAGAATATGGTATCTGCGGTTCAAAACACAGTTCCAAAGTCACAGCAGACAGACGAAAAAACAGATTCGAATGGAAGGCGAGAAATGCAAGGTCCGGGTTTAGATATTTCCAGTCTTATGGGTAATATTATGATGCCACCAACGCCGCCAATGAATACAACAAGTATTGAGCCTCAGGAAACAATACCTGTAGATGATGGTGACGATGATGATATTTCCGATATTGCCGAGGCACCAAATACAGGCGATACTGAAGAAGGTGGTGATGGTGAAGTGCGGGAAGTTAAAGTTTCCCAGACCAAGGGTAAACGAGGGAAAAAGAAAAAATCGGTTGAAATTAATTTGTAAAATATAGTATAAATGATAGGGTATTGTCCTTTAGACGAAGATCCTATTGAAAGACCGAGACCTTCACGAGAAGTATCAGTCCCAATCCAGGAGAAGCGTAAACCTTCTACTAGGGGAGAGGATACCGAGTGTAATTATGTTGTTTTGTTCTTTATTGCGGGTGTTATTACCTTAGCAATCATGGATACATTCCCACGAAAGTAAAGTAAACTTTCTACCATTCTGACATTTTTTCCATAATGGTAAATTAGTTATTTTCGAGTGCGGTAACTCGCGCTAATAGATCAGCGACTTGTGTTTCTAACGTCACGACCTTCGTCTTTTCAGCTTGTAATTGTCTATCAATTTCTTGTAAAGCCGCACAAGATATTGTCCATACAGAGTCTTTATTTAAATTATGGAAATCTGATACAACTTCTCCGTATACAAATGCATTAGATACATTACTAAATACATTTGTAGTTTCGATTTCTTTACCCGACGTTATAGTTATCACGTCACCTTCCTGTTTAACTACACTAAATGAATCCTTTACATCCGTATCTGTTGTAATACTAATAGTGCACGTGTTTGATAAGGATAAACCAGGAACACTCGTATCTAGACGAATATCGAATATGTTACTCGATTCGGAAACGTGAACATTTGACGGCATGTAGTATACATTGCTATCTGGAGGAAAGAACGTATCGTTCCGTGTAACTGATGCGTGTGTTAATATATTTGGAATCTCATCAATTGATGTAGAAACTGCATATGGTATAACATTAGCAACTTCTTGTGCAATGAATCCATATACTGTATTATCATTTCTTTCTAATTTATCTCTATATTTATACGTTTTTGGTTTGAGAAGTCTTAATTTTTCAAGTGCAGATGCATCTACAACATCTACAATATCCTTTTTTATACGTTCATCAGAAGAAGCATTAAATTCTGAAGATCTCACTCTCCCATTACACCATATAGAGTAATTTACAGCGCTGCTTCCCGATGCTGTGTATGGACCGTGGCCGTCACTTCCCGCGTTTAAATACCTATATGTTATATTTTGGTTCCCAGCGGATTGCGTAACTTCTATAATTCCCCTATCACCAAGTCCACCACTACATAAAGTACCATTCCCTATAAAAAGTCTATCCCATATTCTTACCATGCGACGGGTCGGGTCGGGACGCACCCAGTAACTAAACGCTTGTTTACATCCTGCACCTACAATATCAAGAGCTGCTGGTTCAGTAGCGGTATTATTCGAATGTAACCCGTATCCAATTGAACCTGAGTTTCCCTCCGTTGGGTAATCACCTGTATCATAAGATAAAGTCTGACCAAAATGTATTTTTCTCCTTCCTACTACATACATATCAAGATCGGGATTCCAAAATACACCCAATCCAGTTGAGTGATTTTTTATATATAAATTGTTAGCACTATCATTACTTTGGGACGAACCTGCCTCGCCGCCGTAACCACCGGAGAGGGCGCCGTTGCTCATAAATCCAATATTGTAATTTTGAGCACTAGTACCACCCGTTCTTTTTAAAGAAAGATAAGCATCTGCGACCGAAGATTCCGCCCCAAGTATAGCTGGTGCGTAATAACCATTAACAATGTCAGTTGAACCAACTACATTTACACCGTTGGTTGTACTATCACTACTACCCCCACGTGCATTTACGGTTAATGGTGCAAGACCAGTTGGGTTTTGTTTATCATAACCTATACCGTGTGGTACATTTAATAGACCGCTTAGACTTAATGAAGGTATAGTTGTACTTGAAGCTAATGGTAGATTAAATATATGAATAGTACCACATGAATTTTCATAAGGTGATCCTATTAACAGTTTAGTACCTTCTCTATTTATATCTACACACGTACCGAAATAAATATTCGATTGATACGTGGTTGGTACTATTGCATTTGCGGACACTTGTGGGTGGGCGGGAGCTGATGCGTGCCAGCTATTACCGTCAAGGACATATACGAGACCACAATTTGGATAAGATCCACCGGTTACGCCATCTGAGCTCGAAGGATCTTCTGGAAGAGTGGAGCACCCCCATACTCGACCACTATAATTTACAAAAATCATGTCCGTCCCCATTTTTATATTATTAGTGCGCCCAATCAACCATTCCGAATTACCAATACCATTGAGACCATTATCACCAGCAGAGGTCCAAAGTCCTTTTACTGCGCGACCGCAATTGGTCCTCGTCCCCCAAGATGGATCATAAAAATCCCAATTATCACCAGCCAGGATTACATCACCGTTACCACTAATACGGACAATTCTTCCAAATTCATCATCGTCATTGAGGTACCAGTCACCATCGTCACCGGATGGCTGTCTCATAAACCATTTTCTATAAAAAGTAATCGCATTTGTTGAAGTATTTCTATCAAATCCATACAAACAACCACACGTTTTGTTGGAAGCGCTACCTGTCGAAGGTTTGGCTTTAGTTGCCCCTACTAAAATCTTATCGCCATCTCCACTAATATCTACACTATACCCAAATTCATAATTGGCATCATTTTCATTACTATTCATATAAGCAGTTATTGTCGTAGGAGTGGTATACCACGAACAACCTTCTATTTTATGATACACATATACAACTCCGGTGTGGCTTCCTCCGCTCGTTCTTGTATCATTATAGGCACCAACAACAAGACAATCACCCTTTTCATCTAAAGCAACAGTATGTCCAAACCAATTATTTTGAACAAGACCGGGGTTATCAAATATTAATTTCTCCTCCCATATACCTTTAAGACGAACGACTATAGAAACGTACGATCCACCATTATTGTTGATGTACGACGCGGCAATTGTTTTACCGTCACCAGATATATTAAGTTTATTACCCCATGTATTCGCAGATGTACGAGACGTTCTTACTTTTTGGTGTAATTTCCATTCAGCTCCTTTCTTCTCGTATATGTATATCTCACCAGAATCACCTCCAGTTACAGCTACGTCTCCATCATATGATAATGCACACGATACACCCAAAGCGGCTCTTATAGGTCCCGATGTTGGTGTTGAAGATTGTAAACTAACTGTACTCGTAAATTCTTCTTCATATTGCGTAGTAAGAATACTAAGATCAACGGAATTATTGTTTTGATTTGATATACGAACATCACCTACAACGTGTAGTTTTTTCTCTGGTTCGAGTGTCCCAATACCGGTATTATCATTTACAAGAAGACCACCCCGTGATCTCATGGAAGATGATACATTTAAAGTTGTATTATCGGCTACCGGTAAACTATAAATATATGCTGCACCGGCTCTACTCTTACCATTTACCATTTTAATTATATCCCCTACTATAACTCTATCACCAATACTGGATAAGGCAACACAGTATCCAAATTCTCCAGCGTTTCCATCACTTGGGGTTAGTTTGGCAAACTGTGACCATATAGTACCTTCCCTGTCGAATATATATGTAGCTGGATTATCTGTATTCGCGGGTTGGTTTCTTCCTACTGCAATTCTATTACCATCTGAACTTATAGATATTCCATTTGTGGGAGCAAAATTAGAACTTGCTACGGGGTCGAATGGAAATAACTTAGTTTGTTGGGACCATGTAGATCCTGAACGAATGAATACATAAGCTGCACCTATACTTGAAAGTGTATTTATACCACCACCCGGATAGTTTGCATCTCTCGCACCTATAGCGAGTGTATTTCCGTCACTAGATAACATACATGAACTACCAAACATCATATTATCTTCGATATCAGATGGAACGATTTTAGTTTGTTGATTCCATGTAGCTTGCCATGCGTTGTTACTCCAAACGTCTACACCGCGTACAAATATATATACTGCACCACCTTTTGCATTAGAACCTGGACCCGTATCAGCTGCCCATGCACCTGAAGCAATTGTATTACCGTCACCAGATATTGAAACTTCAATACCTAAATAGTTATTACTTTGTCCATCACTTGCATTCAGTGTAGCTTGTTGATACCATGTACCATTATTTGCTAATTCGAATACATATACTCTACCTCTACCACCATTCGATATAATAGTACCCGAAGCAATTCTAGAACCATCATCGGATATACTAATCGAGTAAGCACATTGTGTATCCCCCGTCCCATCATGAACTTCTTGTGGTACAAAAAATGATTCTATAGACCATGTAGTTCCTTCGCGTTTATATACCCATATACCACCCGATTCATTATACGTTGTCCCTGATATAGTTGCGTTATAATAGAACGAAGACACAACTAATTTATTACCGTCAGGTGTTGATCCAAAAGATATACCAAAATCATCACCGGAACCTATATCGTCTGGTTGTAATGTAGCTTGGAGCGTCCATTTATATCCACTTCTTACGTATACTTGTACTTTACCACCTTTAGGGTGTTGATAATTTCCACCTTGAAACCCTCCTCCGTGTGTATGTGATGATACAAAAGCGGTATATCCATCTCCAGATATTCTTACTCTTTCTCCTACATGATCATTTTCTGTTGCTATATCTCCATCACCTGTTCTAGGTAATGTTAGTATACTTTCTTCATAAATTGAACCTTTATCGACAGAAAAATCTACATTTTCTGTATTATCTGTTATTCGAACATCTCCATCGACGTGTAAAGGTCTTTTTGGATCGGATGTTTTAACACCTATATTTTCAGCTGTATATATAGTATCTCGAACGTATAAGTTACTTGGTACATTTAACGTGTTATAATACGGGTTCGAGAAGTCGTCTGGTAAATTATAAGAATAGACTGTACCTTCTGTAGTAAATTTATATGGGTTTTTCCACCACCCCCATACATAATCACCATTGGCGGTGTTTATTTTGTATAGATATACGTATTCTGGGTCATAGATACTGCAGTCTGGCAAGTTAGCTTTATTTGACGATGAATTGTTATTTGATATAGAATAAGAACCACTTCCACCCCCATTAGTTACGTCTCTACCCAACAACCAGGTTTTGGTATTTGGATTATATCTTACCATATCGTTGTTCGTCGATTGTGTGCCAATCGAATATACATCATATATATAGACCCCGTCTGCAGTTGTACCGTTCCATGTTAGGAACATGCCATTGTTATTCAATGTCCCATCAGAGTTATACATAGAACTTGGGTGTGTTTGGTGTGCACCAGCCGTGTCTTGAAAACCGACCCAAGGTATCCCCGGTGCGGGTTTAGCTCCACTACCACTACTCGCCCCCGTTATAAGAGCTGTATTACCATCTGAACTAAGACACAATGAAGCTCCGTATGCTCCATCAGTGACTGGAACGTCTGGGGTTATTTTATGTTTTTCGGACCAAACACCATCAACTGTACGCGTGTATATGTATACCGAACCACCATTTTGAATAATAGATTTATTACCGTGGCTATCTACAAAAGTTGGGTCGTCATTAAATGCTCCTATCATAACAGTATTTCCATCAGAAGATATTGCTGTGGAAAACCCGAAATAATCAAAAATTTCCCAATCTGATGCCTGTATATTGGCCTGTTCCACCCACGAACCATCCGCAAATTGAAATATATATGCATTTCCTTTACTCCATTTATCTTCAAGCATGTATTCTTCTTTCGTTTTCGCGTAAGTTCTCGATCTTCCAGGTGCACCTACAATAATCGTGTTACCATCATCAGATATATTTACCGAGTTCCCAAAGAGATCACCCATGTACGTTCCAGTAGTTGTTAATTGTGTATGAGCCATACCTTTATCATTAGCCGCGTGTCCATATGAAAATAGAGCACCAGTGTTTATAGTATGTTGTGATGCATTTGTCCACGGGAATGTTCGCGTAAAACCAGTTCCACCGTCGATTTCTTTTAAACCCCAAATGTCTGGTAACCATGTTTGTTGGGCCCAATTCGTACCAACACCTACCGAAATAAATTGAATTTCACCTATATTTACTACATCTGAGCTCCAAACTGAACCCCCTGCTAGTCTCGTAGTAACTAACCTATAATATAAATAATATGGTGATCCCGGGAATGTAATATCGGTATAATTTCCTTGTGTGTACACTTCACTAGAAAATGAATGTACACTCGTCCACGTTGAACCATCGTTACTTCCTAAAATAATGCCATCACCGGGGCATCTAGCTGGCCCCCCGGACCAGTTTCGTGGAAGTATTCTTACTTCCTGTATAGGTATAGATGCTGGAAACTGCAACTGTATCCATTCACCATTGACTGTGCGCGTTCCATCGTATGTCGTAGAAACATTACCAGTATAATAACCAGTAACGGTAGAATATTGATAACCAGTACCATGCCAACCTTCATTACCTGTATTATGATTAAACGCTTTCCAAGTATCAAAACCCGGGGTGTGTGTTGACGAACTCGCAGATGCTATAAATCCACCGGAATTATTGCTAGACATTGGAGTTGATGGATGTGTATCTCCACCCGAACGTCTAAATATATACGCAGCACCTGCGTTGTTTTGGATTGTTCCAGGCGTGCCACCGCCATAATATGTATATACTCTTGCTTTAGGCGCTCCTACAACAATGGCATTACCATCCGCAGACATAGATACAGAAGTCCCGAACTCATCTCCACTATTATATGCATTTGTCCAGAAAGAGCTTGAGTAAGTGGGGTATATATGAGCTTCAATCCATGAATCTACAGCTCCTACACGCATATATACATATACCGAATCAGCATCTGGAGCACCTACAACAACTGTAGACCCATCTTCAGATACATCGACCGCATATCCGAACCTATCTCCGGGAGATGAGGTGGTAGTTAATTTAGAATTCTGAGACCATGTATCCCCTGTGCGTGTAAATATATACACTGTATTATCTCTCCATGCACCTACAACAACTGTTTTACCATCATTTGATATAGCAGATGATGTTCCAAAATTATCATTACTTTTTACATTATTTGGTTGTAAAATAGCATTCTGTTCCCACGAATTTCCTTTCCAATCAAATACATATACATGACCATACGTTTCGTTACCAGGTGGGTTTCTAGTTGCACCTATAATTGCCGTTTTACCATCTTTCGTTATAGATACCGAAGTACCTACAACTTCGTAAGGTAATTGACTTACCGGTTTTATTTTAGAAACTTCGCGGAGTATACTTGATTTTGAGCTAATATCTATAACCGTACCTGTTGGAAAAGGGTCAGATACACGAACCTCTCCTAAAACATGGAGAGGTTTATCTGGGGTCTGTGTCCCTATACCTAATTTATGTTCGATGATCGCTTCACCACCAACACTTAACATTTGACTCGGGGGTCCTTCGTTATAAAAATCTAAAGCTGTGGTATCCCACGTATCGTAAGCGTTTCTATTTAGAAGTGTAAAGTTACCTATATGTAATTTAGATCCGGGTTCTAATGTACTTAAACCACTAGTATATTCAACATTCCCGAAAAATATATTACTCGTTGAAGGTGCGGACATTGTTACGTTATTCGAGGACAGTTGAGACCATGTAGTTGGTGTATTTTCAACTGGCTGACCGTTTACGTATATATTAAACTTTTCAAATGTACTAACTGGTTCTGCTTCGGGTACAGTTTCGTGTATTACTCTATTTACGTTACTATAATAGTTTTGAGGTAAACTATACCCATACGCAGAACCACCGCTAAATATATTACTCGAAGATGTAGCTGAGTACGCCCCTGCAATAGCCTTTCTGGCGTTTACAGAAATACCAACTGAATAACCAAATTTATCACCGGTAGCTAAGTTGGATGAAACTATTTTTTCACGTTGAGTCCACGTAGTTCCAGAACGTATAAATATATACATAGCACCACCCGATAATTTCGAAGATGCACCTATAGCGATTGTATCACCACCACTATCGATGGATACGGAATCCCCGAAACTATCACCTACTTGTATATCTTTTGGAACAATTTTAGATTGGTAAGACCAAACGTTTGTAGACGTGTTACGTACAAATACATGTGCCGCACCTTGTGAATTTTGTAAAAATGCGCATACAACTGCGGTATCACCACTTGCATCTAAAGCAACTGAGTTACCGAAATAGTCACCTTCGACTAATTCTGATGGATATAGTGCTCCCGATAAGTTAAGTGGGAAAGTTGTATGTAAAGTTGTTCCATTGTATATATATGCTGCACCAGTACCATTATTTGCACCTGGTGCTCCTATGATACTCCAATTCGACGATGCTTGATTACCAGCTATACCTACCGAAAATCCGAAATAATCGCTAAGGTCACCTTGTTGTAAAGCGGTTCCGAGTTGATAGCCATTACCCGAATCAAGTATATACGCACTCCCAATTCCGGTTGCACCTACAATTAATTTATTAGCTTGGAAATTAAATTTAACAGAGTCTCCAAAGTATGCATATTCACTTGGCCCTAATATTTCATGAGTTTGATTATAACTATTGTTAAATATATACACGGCGCCACGACCATCTGCTTTTGACGGTGCAGATACAACATGTACATGTGGGTAAAATCCACCTGCAATGTCAACTGCATATCCATATTGGTCACCTACAACTACATTTGACGATAGGATATGAGCTGTTTGAGACCATGTTCCTCCCACCTCAGTTGTGTTTGTAAATATGTATACATTTCCGACATATTCGTTATTTGGTGCACTCACTATAGCTCTATACTCTACAACACTACTGTTATACGATCCATTTCCTTTCCCGGATAAACGAACTGAACTACCGAAATAGTCATATGAACCAACATTCGTAGAATTTATTTTGCTATCCTGTGAAGCCATCTTATAATAGTCTATATATTATAAGATGGATTATAAAACTCACATTAAAGATTATTAATATTTAATATACCTTCTCTTTGAAAATATATATGGTACCACTTTTTAGCGGAAAATGTGTATTTAAATTCAAGTTTATTTGCATTTTGGTTAAGGAAATGTAATCGTAAACCATGGTCTGATGAATTTATATAATAAACTTCACATGCTATTATTTGTTCTACTTGACTTGCCGCCACGGTATCACCTATATAAAATATGGTTTTGTTATTATACGTATTATGATCATTATCTAACATGAACCAAAACGAAACGGCTGTGTTATCACCGATATCAGTATTTATAACACCTTTTAACTGACCACCATCGTTTATGTATACACTTTTATGCGTTGCATCGTAAGTACACGACGTGTTTGTTAAATTGGAACGATAAACTTCTCTTGGTCCGGAATCTTGTAAATAAATACCTTTTAAACAATTTACATCCCGTGTATCGTAATGTAATAGTGTTTGTTTACCAATCGTAACGTTTGATTTTAAACCGTAATTAATATCAAGTTTATTTCTAATAGCCGTTCTACCATTAATATCGAGACGCGCTTTTATATTTTCCTTATATGGACCAAACCCGTCTCTTAATGCTAATGATTCTGGTTGTAATTCAGGTAAATTTACACCAATTTTCCCAAACGTATCGAGAACGAATTTTGGATGTGTATTAGAAGGGTTTATGTTGTCACTATACGTTGTATCTAAAACTATAGACCTGCCTTGTACGCGTATTCTATCTGGTTCTCTTCCCCATGCTTTTAGTTTATCTGGATATTCACCACCTTTGTGTATAAGTAATTCACTCGATGTGTAATTATTTTGATTATTAAACGTCGTAGACGTCACGTTATCATCTTTATAGTTCCAGTTTCTTATAAGTGCATTGGACCACGTATCAGTACCGGGTGTATCTGAAAATATAACTTGTCCCGAATATTTTGGGTAAGTTGTATATTTACCACCACCAACGACAAAATCCCTAGCTGAAATATCACCACCTATGGTCGTATTACCTACGACTTTAATAGACCGACCAAGTTTTAAAAATTCTACCTCATTCGCGTGTACATGACCTTCATCATTCGTTTGTCCCGAGTTTATTATAAAAAGACCGTCTTGTGACATAGATGTTGTAAACCCAGCTACACTATATATACTATCGTATGGATCGTAATGACTCCAAAATGAACCATTAAAATCGTAAATTTGGTATACGTTCGATGTTTTATGTGTTCCCGTTACCTTTGTAAAATTATAATCTGACCCGGAAGCTATACGGTTCCCGTTATACGTCATTGAAATTTTTGTTCCCGAACCAGGGGCACCTAAAACTAAATCACCAATTGGAACAAATTTATCCTGTAAATAACTATATCTAAACGCCCTAACCCCAGATTCACCAGGTACACCTACGGCTAGTCTAATGGTTGGTATTGTAATATCAGCTTCGTTTCCGCTAACTATATCTAAAAATGGTTCCGATGATAAGAAGCCGGACATGGCAACCGAATATCCAAACGCGGAAAATTTACTAAGTTCGTATCGATTTCTATCACCGTTTAAAAGTGTTTGGTCACCTATTGCATATGGGGCATTATACCCAGTTCCATTCCAATCGGCGGGTGAATATACAACTTTTACATATCCCGATTGGTAATTCCAATTTCCTTCAGAGTCTTTAACATCATCGGTTACACCTGAATTAACAGTATAATTTTGACCCTTTCCAACATATGTATCCGTTTGGGTACCTGGTGCACCCGCTGCAAAAGCCCATCCATCTGGGGACATAGAAACGGAGAACCCATACTGATCGTAAGTTGGGTTTAACCTAACAGGTGAAATCGATTTTGCGTTTTGTGATACAACATTAGCGTAGTTTTCAAATACACCATTATTACCATTTATTTCAGTTCCAGGTTGGTCCGTATATAAAAGTAACGGTGTCGCATTAATATCGTAAACGTAAACTCTATTTTCGTACGGTGAACCTACACATAACAAACCAGGATTTTCAGATGCTATCGATATAGAAAGACCGAATCCTTTTACAGATGAACCACCTGGCGAACCAACTATAACATTGGACGTATATGTAGACCAATCGAGTTTAGTTCTTTTATATATATAAATACTACTTGTAGTACCGTGATTAGGCCATGCATGTACATTTGAGTGTGAAGAAACAACAAGAATATCACCGGATAAATCTGTATCTACACATGCACCGAAACCACTATTACCACCTGGTCCCGAAATCGCCGATGAAGTTAATTCTGCCATTGCATTTGAATTTGAATAGTAAATATGAACTTTACCATTTGCTCCATTTGTCGACCAGCTAGGTGCACCTATATACGAAAAGTCGCCTGTATTATTTGCTGCAGTTGACATACCGAAATCTGTTCCGGAGCCACCCGTAGCAAGAGTAATGGGAAATTGGTCAACTTCCGACATCTTATTTTAAATGTATATTAATTTTTCAACGATTTAACTAGAAACCATAATTTGGTGGGTCAGGTCTACCAGAACCCCGTTGGTATCTTATCTGTCTTTCGCGCCATGACAAAACCGGACCTCCATCGTTCCCTCCTATGGAGATTTGGTTTCCACCAGTCTCGGTTCTTATCGTATTAAGGTTTCGTATTTTACTTCCATCACCGAAAAGGTAATTCGTACAGAAAACGTTACCGTTTACTCTAAGAACGTCGTGATCTCCAGTATCACTTACTATAACATTTGAACCTATATGAAGTGTTTGTGTAACTGTTTGGCCAGTTGGAGTTGCTATACCAACGTTACTTTCGGGAGTGGGTGTAGTTATAATAAAATTTGGGGTACTACCACTCTGTGACCAAACTGAAGTACCACCCGAACCACCCGTATTATCCGTTTGCCAAGAGAGACCCCCCGATCCATCACTTTTAAGAACTTGTCCACTAGAACCCGACGAACCACTTACATATAATCCACCTGTTAAGTTAATATCACCACCTACATCTAATCTATACGCGGGGTTTGTTTTGTTAATACCGACATTTTCTGTGTTATAATATATTTTGTTTGTTGAAGTATCTTTTGTCCAAACTGTAGTACCACCCGAACCACCCGTATTATCCGTTCCCCACTCGACACCCGTCCCAGTACTTTTAAGAACTTGTCCACTGGAACCTGTACTATTGCCAGCTGTTAATGAACCAGTTATTTTAAGATTATTAAGTTTAAGTTCATTAGAATTTGGTTTAAACGTTAAGTTTGTATTTGTTTTAACTTGATTACCATTTAGAAAAGCAACATTTAGTTCTGAAGATGTTGTTGTGTCACTCGCGTTTGTTATTGAACCTGCTTTACCAGTTGTATCTTGATTACCCCCTTGGTTTACTCCTGGTAAGTTTATATTTGCCGTACCATCAAACGAAACACCTCCAATGTCTCTTGCCGTTGCTAATTTGGTCGCAGTTGCAGCATTCCCACTTGTATCTTGATTACCCCCTTGGTTTACCCCGGGTAAATTTATATTCGCCGTACCATCAAACGAAACACCTCCAATGTCTCTTGCCGTTGCTAATTTGGTCGCAGTTGCAGCATTACCAGATGTATCTTGATTACCCCCTTGGTTTACCCCGGGTAAATTTATACTCGCTGTTCCATCAAACGAAACACCTCCAATGTCTCTTGCCGTTGCTAATTTAGTCGCAGTTGCAGCATTCCCACTTGTATCTTGATTACCCCCTTGGTTTACTCCTGGTAAGTTTATATTCGCCGAACCATCAAACGAAACACCACCGATGTCTCTTGCATTTGTTAATGTTGCCGCCGATCCGGACCATGCGGTAGATGTTAACGACGTACCACCTACATTTAAGGCACCGACGTTTATGTTACCACTACTATCTCGAATGACTATATAATCTGCCGAATTACCTGTACTCGCTTTTAAAGACCAAGTTTTAGCACTACCTCCGTTATAAGAACCACCAATTATATGTGAACTATTTGAAAGTGTTGCAACTGTTGTACCAATAGCACTTGCGGATTTCCATTCGGGTTTACCCGTTGACGTATTGGATGTTAAAACGTGACTATCTGCACCTAAAGTGAGTTTTGTTAACGTATTTGCAGCGTCTCCAATTAGTATATCACCTTGACCAATTCCAGATGTTATACCCGAACTATTACTTACAAGAACATTATTTTCAACTGTTGTTATTCTCGATGCATTACTCGTTAAATCTGTTTCTAGGGTTCCTATTCTTGATGCATTACTGGTCATATCAGTTTCCAAACTTGAAATATTAGTTTCAGCAGTTCCTATTCTCGATGCATTACTCGTCATGTCAGTTTCCAAATTTGTAACTCTCGATGCATTACTCGTCATATCAGTTTCCAAATTTGTAACTCTCGATGCATTACTCGTCATGTCAGTTTCCAAATTTGTAACTCTCGACGCATTACTCGTCATATCAGTTTCCAAATTTGCAACTCTCGACGCATTACTCGTCATATCAGTTTCCAAATTTGTAACTCTCGACGCATTACTCGTCATATCAGTTTCCAAATTTGTAACTCTTGACGCATTACTCGTCATATCCGTACTTAAAGCGACACCGGTTAGTGTTGTACCATCACCGTAAAATTCAGTTGCTGTTACGTTACTGGCTACGAATATATTACCACTTGTAATGAAAGATGTCTGTGTATTAGTAAACTGGATTGTATTTGATGTTGTATTACCACGATCGGATGTATCTTGAAGTGAAAATGCAGAACTTGCGCCAGCTATACCTGTAAGCAAACTACCATCACCTATAAAATATCCGGATGTTGTTATTAAATCACCAGTTGTGGTATTACCGTTATCGGTAACATCCTGGAGTGTAGATGCCGCAGCCCCTTTATATTTTTGTATATTGCGACCAGTGCTACAACCAGGCATTCTTACAACTAGAGATGATTATTTTTAGGGTGGGATGAGGCATTTTCCTTTACTGAAAACAGAATTTTCATCAGGTTTTTGTTTTGGTATTTTGAAACCACCTTGTCGATATACTCTAAGACGTTTGTTATACATAGCATGACATATAGACCATTGGTCGAATATATCGTAAATATGTGGATTATTCTTTTTACCATGTGTTTCTCTCATAATTCTTCCTATAGATTGAACAATATCTGATTTTGGTGTCGCTAAAATAACTGTATCTAACGACGGTATATCGAGACCTTCGTGAGCTTGACTAAATGTTGCAAAAATAATTTGTTTTTTACTCGATTCGGCTAAGTCCACTTCTTTCATGCCACCCATATACAAACCAGAAGTTTTCTTGAAACTTTGGTGGAGTACTTCACAATGATGTCGTCTATCACTTAGTACGAGAACTTGGCGTGTTCCCTTAACTATATCTTTTATGATGTTTGCTATAATGATATTTCTTTCTCTATCTTCAGTAAGTTCTGTAATCATAGTTGCTAATGAAAGTTTACCGAAACGCGTGCATGGTGGGGGATCTTGGAATCTTAAACATGTATATTCTATTGGAAATACTTCAACCTGTTGTTGATTTTCACGTTCAATTGCAAAAACTGTTGGTCCCATAAACCAATGAAGTACTTTTGTAAGACCATCCTTACGTATTGGTGTTGCTGATAATCCAAAAATATGTTTAGGACACATTTTGAAAAGGGATTGTGAAAATACTTTGGCGCATATATGATGCGCTTCGTCAACAATAAGTGTTCCTATACTATCAAAATCTCCGAACGAATATTCTTTTAACGATAACGATTGGAGCATGGCAATAACAAAATCACAATCTGTTTCTTTCTTATCTTGTTGAACTATACCTATAGATGCACCTGGACAAAATTGTTGTATACGTTCTTTCCATTGATTTGCTAGGAATTCTTTATGGACGACAACCATTGTTCGGTACCCCAATTTACACGCTATGGCCAAGGATACCGTCGTTTTTCCAAAGCCGCAAGGAAGCGAGATAACGCCGTGTCCCTTTTTAATTGCTTCAGCCATAGCATCATTTTGATGCGTTTCATCACGAAGTTTTCCATTAAATTTGGTAGATATTTTAACTGGTTCTGGTCGACGATCTTCGCGCGCTTTACCAAATTTTTCTTCACCATAAAATCTAGGAACACAAATACCTGATTTTGCTTTTCTGAATACCTTAAAGGGAGGCGGAGGAAACCCGAACTCAGTATTTACTATAGCACGAACTGTAAGTTCTTTTTTGGTTTCTGGTGTCTCACCTGTAATATATCCCGAACGTGTAAGACTCATTTTATTATTATTAGTTTTTAAACTTTATATATTTCAATACCCACGAATATCCACTATGTTCATGTGCATTCCAAACTCCATTGAATTGGAGTTCAGTTTGAACTGTATCACCTTTTACAAGTGATTGGACGGGTTTATCACCGTCTACATTACACATGACACGTCTATATCTAAAAGGTACCTTCACCTTTAAAACATTACCTTCTAATGGATCATCAAGTGTATCCGGGAAAAGTATAACATCTGCTTTATTCATATGTAAACCAAGTATATAATCACGAACTTTATCAGGTATGGTAAGTCTTATATACTTTTTTTCGTTATATTCGTACATAGGTTCATATACAATTGCTTTTACGGGGTATGTCATTTAATTATATTAAGCGTTAAACCTATAAGTATTTTTTTATAATTAATATTAGGATGGCACTATGTTCTTTAAAAACCGTTATGCCCATAAAAATACCCTCAAAACATAAATCTAAAACATGGAAATTTGCAGGTGAATTTTTATTACGAAAACAATTTCAGAAAGATCAGGCTAAATTTGGTAAATGGACACGTGATCAACTCATACAACTTGGTCCTACTTTTGTTAAGATAGGACAAATTGCATCTTCGCGCGTCGATTTATACCCTTTAGAGTTTACACAACAACTCGAATCTTTACAGGATAATGTACCACCTATTGCTAATAGTGTTATTCGATTAATGGTTAAACCTCATATAAGAGATAATATTTTTTCATATTTTGATTACGAACCATTTAAATCTGCAAGTATAGGTCAGGTTCACAGGGCGAGATTAACATCTGGTGAAGAAGTTGTTGTAAAGCTCAAAAGACCAAATATATACAATATAATGAAAAAGGATACGGATAATATTAAACAAATTGTTGAATTTTTAGAAAAAATTGGTATAGATACAGGTACAAATACAGGTTATGTTCTTGACGAATCTATAGATTTTTTATTAGCGGAATCAAATTACGAACAGGAAATATCTAATGCAAAATTGTTTAGAAAACGTTTAAAAAAAATTCCATGGATGAAAGTACCCAAGGTATATAGTGAATTATCTAGTGAAAATATGATAGTTATGGAATACGTTCCTTCAGAGAAATTAGAATCTATAAGTGATACACGTGTAAATAAAAAGAAAGTATGTGAAGCTCTTCTTAATTCATATGTTATTCAAACAATGGATAAGGGATTTTTTCATGCAGATCCACACCCCGGTAATTTAGGATTTTCGGGTGATGGTAAACTTGTGTTTTACGATTTTGGTCTTGTTATAGAGATTTCTGATGAAATGAAAGAAGGATTCAAAGAAATGTTTTTACATATAATAAATAAGGATACGAAAGGGATTGTTGATGTACTTATACGATTAAAAGTTATTTTACCTACTACTAAAGATACGAGTGATATAGAACTCTTTTTTAAAACAACTCTTAATTACTTGGAAACTTTAGACGGAGTTAATTTAAAGGACGAAATATTAAGCGATGATACGTTACTTAAACTTGCACAGGAAAAACCATTTATCATACCAACATCGTTTGTGTATCTTGCAAAGACATTTTCGACTATTGAAGGTACATGCGTAAAACTCGATCCAGATTTTACGTACATAGAATACCTTGAACCTATACTTAGAGATCAAATTTCAGATGTTATAGATATAGGCGATATGTTTTCGACTGCTACGGAAATGCCTAATCGTGTAAAGAATATAAGTACAGCGGTTCTAGGAATGGAAAAATCAAGAGCATCTATGAAAAGATCCATAGATAAAACGAGAAGAGAAATGAGGTACGTGCAATACAGTGTTTTATCGGCTGTATTTGCAGGTAACTTATTTGAACAATATAAAGAAGTGTCTATGTTTTTAACATTAATAAGTCTGGATCTAGCATTTAGGGCTTTTCGTAAAAATCTATAGCGGTTACTTCGGTAGTTGTTGTACTAGAAGTTTTTTGGGTCTCTTTAAAGAAATCCTTGTGTTTTTGGAACAAGTTTTGACTACGTTTAATTTCGTCTTGGGAAATTTCTTTTAATTTTTCTTTCATGTTATCTAATTGTTCTTGTCTCTGTTTACGAAGTTTTTTACCAAACTTCTTAAACTTTTTTTGTGTTGATTGAAAATTGGCAGCTGCTGTTGAAAGTGAAAACATTATTGTTTATTTATTATTACTCGATATTTTTATCAAGACCCAAACGTCTTAATTTTTCCTGAAATTCACGACGTTCACCTATTGATTCTATATGTGTACCATTAGAGATAGCTTCAATTTCTGGTCCTGATAATTGAATCGCGTTCATTCTAAAATCCATAAATGCTTTCATGGTAATTGGTACGAGTGGTTGTATGAGTTCATATATAGCATTCGCATAGTCTCTAATTTCTTTTTGTGCACCTGGTTCCATTCTGAGGCGGAGATAATGCATGAGATTATGTAGATCTATTTTCCAGTAAAATTCGGTATATGTTGATTGTGTAAGTGTACCGCGTGCTTGTTCTCTACATACTCCGTCATCGAGTAGGTATTTGTATATTCCATATGAATTACTGAAATGTTTATTTAATACATTTTCACGTTCAGTGTCCTTATCAATTTCACCTTCTGAACCTTGGTGGTTTACTTTCGACTGTCCACGTAAAGTTTCTGGTTTATAATGATCATCTTTTACTATGGAGTATCTTGCCGAATATTCATTTACACTCGCCATTCTATGACGCATATGTTGACGTGCAATATACATAGGCATTTTGATGTGAAACTTAAATTCAACCATTTCAAAAGGTGTGTTGTGCCAATGACGCATTAAATATCGAATAAGACCAGCATCACCTCGAGACGTTTTTGTTCCATCTCCGTAAGAGACCCGAGCGGCTTGAACAATTGACGAATCGAGTTCCTTTTGTGGCATGTGGTCAACAAGCCTAACAAAACCATGATCTAATACTTTTTTCTCCATTATACAAATATTAATTCATTTCTTTAATTAGATCGTCTACGCTTTTATAGTACCGTTTAAGATCTTTCATAAACCGCTTGTTATTTTCGAGAACTTCGGCGTCGGTTTTATTCTTATAAATGTATGCTAAATTTGATTTTGAATATCGCGTTCGTTTCTGATTCTCGTTAGGTTTTCTAGGAACGAGTTTTTTACTCTTTTTCGAAACGCTTTGTACAGGTTCAATACGTTTCGTGAAACTAATGGCTTGCATAACTGTATCGGCAAGATCATCTTTCTTTTTAGATGCATTGAATATTGGTATCCAATGTGCATTAACTGTGTTATTCCATATGAATTGTTGACATCGTTCAATAGACGCTTTCTTACGTTTTGTATACATGACTTTACCCGGACCTGCAAAATCAGGTATTTTGAACCGTGCATCGTAAATGATTGTTTCGGCTTTTGGGTTACGTATAATGAAATAAGTATGAAGAAAGTGTTCAACCATTTTCATTTTTCTATTTTTTTCGGGTTGTTTTTCAACGAGAATTGTATCTGCTTGTAAAACCCATGGTTTATCATCTAAATGGTCTCTTAAAGAAACAAATAGACCATCTTTATGTTCAGGAGGTACACCAGATACATCCCATTGAACAATAAGATTAGAAGTTTCGTCAAGCATACACATTGCTAAATTTCGTATACCGACATCTATACTTAAAATCATAATATAAAGAAAAATTATTTCTTTAATATTAATATAAACAGCAATGGCTGTCTTACCTGATCAAAAAGCACAACTTGCAGTGTTGCCTAATGTACGTGAAATGTCTCGAGCGGATAAAGTTCAGCAAAAAATAGATAAACGTGAGAAGGAAAAGTGTCGTAAATGTGTTGTTGAAAATGAATGTAAAAGTGACGATTTTTTAAAAATGTGTAAAGAAAAGTTTTACAGTGTTATTAAACCAGATGAGGGATCTATAGATAAATTAAATACTAGAACAAAAGAAAACACAAATAAATTGTTTTTGTTTTTATTTTGTTTGTTTCTTATACTTATTTTTCTTATAGTCGTTTTTAGTAGACTATAATTTTTATTTTTTCGCCAATTTCATAATACCAGCACCCATTTTACCGAGGTTCGCGTTACCTACCTTCTTTTGTCCAGCTGGTGACATTCCCATAATTATAGCCGCTACTACAATCAAACAGCAACATATAACACTCGCTACCATGGCATATTTTGCTGGACCCATATAGGCGCCTATTACACCAGCGGCAGCATCACCAACAGAGTCTACGACTTCTGCCGCACCACCAGCTTTCTTCGTGTTTTTAGAATCGATTTCGGTTGATATTTCCTTTGTAACATCACTTTCTACAATTCTTTCAAGAACCTTGTTCATTACTGCACCCGCGGCAACCTTCGCCGATACATCTTGTTCGAAGTTGATATTACCCCCAAGGGTACAATCATAGAAACCAACTTGTAATTCACCATCCTGGATCATTACTGCGCCAGCCATAGTTTCATTTATTTTTTCTTCTGAAAATTCATCCTTGATAATAGTTTCAATTTCCTTGTTAATTTTAGTTTCTACATTGGATTTATCCCCGAACTGAAAATTACCAGCTTGGGACGCGTTATCTAAAGCAGCACCTGCTTTAGTTTTCATATCTTCGGCAATTTTATTCGCAGATTGTGATATTTGTTTAGATATATCTGATGATGATGATTGTACATCACATGAAGCTGTCTGACCAAAATAAGACGGACATCCTACGACGTGACCTATTTTTACGGATAAATTTTGTGCTGTATTGCAATTAGCCTGAGTACTATTTTCAGTTTTTAATATTGTACTGGTTAAAAGTTCAGTGGTCGATTTTATATTCATTTCATTTTTGATAGTTTGACTTCCACCGCCTCCCATGATTAGTTATTGTATATATAGAAAAAAAATACCTGTACAATATAATAATGGTATGTAAAATAGATCTATATCATCACCCAGGTGGTGAAGACCATTTTCAGACGATCACAGCAGAGACGGATGGTGTAGTTGCAGTTGAATCCAGTGATACTGCAAGTTCTGCAATAGTTAGTGGGTGTACAGGTAAGGCCGGTATTACATTAATGGAACACAGCGAACCTGGTAATCAGGTATTGGCAACTTTACCCGATGGAAAATGGACTGGTCATAATAATAAACCGGGTTGGATGAAGTTACCACGACCATGGTTAATTGAAGATGAAGTAACAGCTGTAGGTATAGAAATTATACCAGAAGAAAAAATAGAGAAAGGTGGTATTATAAATTATAACATTAGATTACCACACAAAGCTAATTCTCCAAAGGATTATTCGTTGGATGATGGCGATCACCGATGTAAAGATGGAAATGTATGTGCCTGGTATTACCACCCCGGAAACCCGGACGGGGACATAGATAATTATCCTCTCAGTACAACTGGTAATTTAAAGGGGAACCCGTGTATACATGCTGATAGGGGTATATGGACACAATCAGGTGATCTCATCTACAATGGGTCGAACCCAAAAATGAACTGTTCGTATAGTATTGATGAAGGTGTATTAACCGCGCTACATGCTGATACAGCGGCACCTAATGATCCTCGCCGACCTATGTGGGACGGTATTATACGAAAGATATGTCACGAAGATAATAAGGTAGTATGGGAAAATCCAGATTTTAAAGTTGGGAATGATAAAACATGTTGGGATTTGAAGAAAGAAAAAATTAAAAACTATTGCGTAAAAACTAAAGCGAATAGAAAGGATGGATCTACTCCAATTCAAAAAAATTGTAAAACATTAAGGGAATCTTCACCCAAGCACTTTACGGAAATAGTAAAGGAATACTGTCAATCTCCAGAGGGTAAAAATGATAAATACTGTTCGTGTATAAATACATTAGAGAATGACGGTACATGGTGTGATGAAGATGAAAATAAAGATTTCATTGGGTGTGTAGAAGCAAATGAAAACTTTAATGCTATGATAGACGCTGTACCCGAAGATCACAAGAGGAAATTTTTTGGTACTAAACACTGTTTCATTGATGCGTGTAGATCTACGGGTGATAATGTATATGTTGAAAAGGGGCTTGTAAACAGTAAAGGGGAAGTTAGAGGGTGTACGCAAAACATGAAGATATGTGGTAAATATTACCAAATGGATGGTACAGTTCAAGGTAGTACTATTATAGCGCGCTGTGAAAAGAAGGCTAAAGATGATGCTGAATGGGCCGAGACAATGGTAAGTGCACAGGAAAAGGGTATGAAAATGTATTTAGAAAATCAAGAAAAAGCGAAAAAAGAAGAAGAAAAAGCAAAAGAAGAGGCAAAGGAAGAGGCTAAAATTGAAGCTATAAAACAGGAGAAAAAGGAGAAAAAGGAGAAGGAGGAAAAAATGTTAGCGGGTGGTGCTATTTTAATGGTGGTAATGTCGTGTATATGTTTAGCAGCTTTGATTTATATGGTGAAGAGTAGACGAGGGTGATACACTTAAAGAAAAAAAGTAATTTTACTATAGAATGTGGTGTTGGTGGTGCTGCCATACATTCAACGGTACACCATTAAGTATGCCTTATAAACATGACGAAAGAAGAAATAAATTTTATACATCTGGTAACTTCTGTTCTTGGAGTTGTATGAAAACGTATGCAATTGATAAATATGGATGTAATAGAGGAGGTCTTATATGCGGAAATATGGTTATGATGCGTCGTAAACTTTTCGATAAAATAGGTACTATTAAAAGAGCTCCGCATCGCCAAAGACTTATACAATTTGGAGGTGATTTAGATATAGATAAATTTAGGGAAAATAATGTAGTCGATTTAGAAAAACCCAAAGAAATAGAAACTGAACCGGTTCCGGAACGTGTTATACCCACAATGGTATCTAATACCAAAAAATTGAGTGATATAACAAGTGCATCTGGTAAAAATGAAACATTACGTCTGAAAAGAGAAAAACCACTTAAACGAAATCAGAATAATTTAGAGACGGCATTGGGATTAATTATTAAGACCAAAACCTAAATGTTTTCTTTGTTTATTTGTTGGTTGTGATTTAGGAATACACAGTGTTTTCTTAGAATGAATCCATTTTTCACCATCATGTGCGATCCATTTTAAATCGTGTTTATCTATAACTTTACGACATAAAACACACGGTAGTGATATACCGTCACCATAACTGGTTTCACGACATATCACTAATGTACCATGTTTTCTATTAACCCATGAAGAGAATTGATGTGGACGGTATCCTCTTTTATAAAAATCGTGTTTAAGGGTTTTTATTAAACGTCTTTCAGAACAACAAATACAATCGCTTTTTATACCGTTTCTTAATTTGGCCGTATAGGTAGTCACAGTGGTATAGGACATTGTTTTATACGGGCGAATTATTTTTAATATAGTTACAATTATTACATACATTACCAGAAAAAACAAAAGAACAATGGTCACATTCATTTAATATATTAACCTTGCGTTTTACGAGTTTATTTTGTGAAAATAGTATTAAATCTCGTATAGTATATACACCATACATAACCATTGTTTCTAGATTTGGAAACTTCATTATTATTTATAAGAGAATAAACTTTATACTATTTATTTGAAACACCCGAATAATTTTTTACAGCCAGCGCTTGTTTTTAACATGAGAGCAAAACTATCAATCATACCCGGAACCATAGCTTTTAAAAGAGTTTCAAATTCCGTATCTGTATCACCTTCATCAATTTGTTCAATTATAGAAAAAATTAAATCAGTTACGAGTTCTTTCTTATCTGGACCAGATACAGTTTTAAGTTGTTGAGCTTGGAGCATGAGAGTGGAAACCAATACACATACATTTTCTTTCGTGACACGCTTTCCTCTATATCTTTCAACAATCTTTTTCATTTCCAGTGCGACATTCCTAGATTGTTTCGTTTTGTTATCATAGTTTGCGACAATTTTTTCGGGGGATTGGGACATTTTTATATGTACATATAAGAATTAATTTCTTTAATAACTATAATATGGATACAGACGATAAAATTGCATTTATTGCCATAATTATAGGTTTGACTCAAATGTTAATGCTTGTAAAAAAATTATTAAATACAGAAGACATATCTTATTATAGCATGGAATATGTTACATTTGGTATAATTTCAAGTTCGTTATGGACGGTTTATCAGTATAGAAAGGGATCAAACTTTTCGGTTTTATATTCTTCATCTAGTCTTTTTCTTGGATTATATATTTTAAAAAGACTATTAAAGGAGAAAAAAGATAAGAAAACAGAATAAAAATGCAATCTATTACTTCTAAAATTACTATGCCTATTAGGCAAACGAGACAAAAGAGACGTATCAAGACAATTACACGTGCGGATAATACAGGTGTAAACTGGAAATATGTCGAAGCAGTTAATGGACGTGCTGCAATGTACGGAACGATTCTAGGTGGAGCTAATTGGGCGCTTACAGGTTTAAATGTTATCGAACAAACACAATTTTTACCACTTAAGTTATTGGGCCTCGGTTCTTCTTTGATAGCCATAGGTACAATGACAGATGCCGTTGGTAAGTTATCAGAGGAGGATTTCGAAACGTTCGCGTTAATTAATACGGGGCGTGTTGCTATGGTTGGTTTTACAGGGTTGGTTATAGCTGCTATTGCCGGTGTCTAACATAGGTAATTTCGTGTTATTTATTATGTACCCTATAAATTTAATCATTTTTATTTTTTCATCGAGTGTAAATGTTCCTGCTCCACGTAACACGTGGGCCAAGAGCATAAACATCAAATATAAGGATTCATGTATTTCCATACCTTATAATTAGGCCATTTTTTGACGAACGGCTCCTGCCGCACTACGAGCACCAGATGCCGCTCTTTGACCTGCAATTTTTGCACCCGCTGCCGCACTACGAGCACCCGCAGCCGCTTTTTGTCCTGCAGCTCTTGCGGCTTCTCCTATTTTAGGGTATTTTTTCACAGTGAAATACCCACCGATAAGTAATGTGAGTATCCAACCAACGAGAGATGCAATTACAAAATTCTTCTCACTTGATTTTACGTCACAATCTGGCTGACGCATTATATCCATTGCGATAGCGGCACCTGTAAGGCCCATACAGGCATAAACTACAGTAAATATACCACCTTGATTTGTTACAAGTTTTTGAAGTAGAAGTACACATGGTATTGTCAACGCTATCGCCATTGTATGAGAGAGAAATCCTTTAAGATTTTGGTATTTCTTGGAACCTTGGATTCCTGTACATCCATTATACACTTTTATACCTAACGCCGTAACTGCGACGTAAAATATACCAAGTATAATAGTTAAAGCAATTTGAGGGTATCCAATTTGAGTTTCAATTTTAGCATCTTTAAATTTATTGAATTTTTCAGAAATGGGAACAGTTGGTTGAGTAGGTTCATTAATATATCCAATGGGTTCAGACATGTTTACATATGGTTCAGAATTTATTTTTGGCGCAGGTTCAGGTTCACTTGGTGCAACCTGATCCACAATTGATTGACTTTGTTCCGCGAGAGCCTGACCCTTAGCTTGTGCCTTTTCCGCAAGAGCCTGACCCTTTTCCGCGAGAGCCTGACCCTTAGCTTGTGCCTTTTCCGCAAGAGCCTGACCCTTGGCCATTGTTGCCGCTGCCCTGGCTTTTGCATCTTTAGCTTTTGAAGCCGCTTTTTTTGCTGCCATAATAGCCTTCATGGTTATTTATATAATATTACATACATTTTATTTAGTTGTATATTTGTAAAGTTTTACATTGTAGTCTATTGAATTTATTATAATATATTCTTCAGTTTCTTCTACTATTTTACCAGCTTTACCTGTACTTTTACAATTTATAATTTCCGCTCTTATTATTTTTTCGTTTTCAAATTCTGGTAATTGAAAATGTATAAATGAACGAGCATGAATTTGATTTTTTATTTGTTGAGCTGTTTTTCTATAATCAATTTTACTATTAAAATTTACAGAGTTTAATGAATAATAAGATGAATTTTCAATGGGTTGTTTATAGGAAGTATAATTTCCTGATATTAAATTATTTATATTATTTACAAAAATAGAGAAACCAAAAGTTGTATAATTTTTATAAAGATCTAAAGCCACATCTGATGATGATATTGGGAATGTAATTTGATCTATTATATCACCTGTATCAATACCCTTGTCTATTTTATGTAAAGTAACACCAGATTCCTTTTCATTGAATAATATTGGTAAACATGATGTATACATACCCTTATATTGTGGTAATTTTGAAAAATGTATGTTATATAATTTATTTGTCGCAAATAAATTAGGGTTTATAATTTTATCAAATTCACATGATAAAAAAATACTATTTTCAATTGTATATGCATCTTTTAAATTAATTATTTCAATGTTATTATCTAAAGCTGTTTTTTTAAAAGAATGTTGCCAATTATCAATACCATCATCATTTTCATTTGGTAATGCTAAAATTTTGTTTTTATCACGTAAAAGTAAAACACCTTTTTCACGAAAAGAAAAAGCAACTTTCTCTTTCTCTTTTTTTATCAAATATTTTAATACATTACACGCTATATCATTTTTCCCAGCTACTATTATCGTTATGGCCATTTATTATATTAAAACAGTATTCTTTAATGTGTACATATATCATTAAATTTTTTATTTACTATTTCGAGACTCCTTGCTATATCTAATGGGTACCCTATACTATTACGATTAAAGAAGTGTTTTATATTTTCTTCAATTGCATCTGTTTTTTCTATATTACCGATATTTTCTATAAAAAATTCATTTATTGAAGACCATCTATATACTTCAGATTTACAATATAAACTTATATTGCGATACTTTTTTAAAGATGAATTACTAACTTCGATATTAAACGTTGTATTATTTTGACTTATTCCATTTATAAGAACAGATGTGTTTGTTGCGTAGATAATATCTATATTTTTTATATTATCTAAAGATTTCATTAGTAAAAATGTTAAAATTGATATAGGATGTATAGCTAAATCTGATACTATATTTACATCATTTGGTATCATAGAACCATCGTTTAACCATTTCATTTCAATATGTTTAATATCTTTATTGTTACCAAGTGTTTTTATAGAATTATGTTGAAGCCATGTAAAGTCACAATATAAAAAAACATCATCAGGTTTTTTTGCAAAAATATCTAACGTTTCATGTAATGTAGGGCATATAGGTTTTTCGACCCATATATCCTTAACACCTTTATTAAAAAGTTCAGTGAGTATAGTATGATGTGTATTTGCGGGTGATGTGACGAACCATCTACCATTTGTAAAATTTATTTCATCTATTGTTTTATAATCTGCGTACGTGTTATATGGATCTATAGTTATAATTTCGACGTTGAAATTTTTTTCAAGTTTACTTTTTATTATATTACCGAAATATCCTAAACCTATTATAACGCATGTCATTATTAAAGAATAAATAGATATATTCTTTAATAATGAAAGTTCCATTTAATGATTTAAAACGAATACATGAACCACTCAGATCCAAATTTCATGAAATTCTAGACGGGGTTTTGGATAATTCTTCATTTGTAGGTGATATTAATTTTGCTAAAGAATTTTCAAAGTATACTGGTTCTAAGTATAGTATTTCATGTAACAGTGGTACAGATGCACTTTACATCGCTATAAAATCATTAGACCTTAAACCTAAATCTAGAATAGCTGTACCAGCTATATCATATGCCGCTACAGCTATGGCTGTTGTTAATGCAGGTCATTTACCAATTTTCATAGATGTTGATAAAGAAACTGGTTTAATGTTAGTTGAAACAGTTGAAAATGTTGATTGTGTAATACCTGTACATTTATATGGTCAATGTATCGATGTTTATAAATTATTACATCTTAATGTACCTATAATTGAAGATTGTGCACAAGCACATGGTGCTACGATACATGGAAAACATGTTGGCACTATAGGAACTATAGGATGTTTTTCAATGTATCCAGGTAAAAACTTGGGTGCGTTGGGTGATGCTGGTATATGTATTACAGATAATGAAATGTTATCAGTTAAGATGAAACAATATGCAAGTTTGGGAGCTCAAAAGGATAATAGGTATAATCATACAACTGATGGTATAAATAGTCGTATGGATGGTATTCAGGGTTTATTTTTAACTGAAAAACTTAAGCACTTGAATGAATGGACGAATGATAGAATTAATATAAGTGAAATATACAATTCAATTATCAATGAACATGATGGGTGTAAACATGTTAAACGAAGTACTGTAGGTAAAGATGTATATCACGTGTATTATACTTTACAGGATGATAGAGATGATTATATAGAATACATGAATAAAAATGGTATACAAACCGGGATACATTATCCAATATCTTTACCAGAATTGGAATGTTTTAAAGAGTACACCGGCGGTACCTTTTGTATAAATGCAAAAGAATTTTGTAAAAAATGTGTAAGTTTACCTCTTTTTCCTTACATGACAACAGATGAAATTAAGTTTACATTAGATTGTCATATAAATTATCTCCTTCGGGACTTTTAAAAACTTCTCCGTCCCAGCGATTGGATTGTTTTTCAATTGATTTAATATGCCATATAGCAATAGATGGATCGGCTTGTAAACAAATTCTTTTTTTATAACCAACTATAACTTCATGTAACTCGTTACCGTATTTAATTTCCGGTGTATTTGGGAAAACGCGACATATATAATCTGGCCAATTTATCCAATCGAGTTCATTTACAGTAAATGTACTTTTTTCCAACCATTCTTGTGTAAATCCGGGGTGAATATTTATACGTGGGATCATTATAAGGTCTGCACCGGAATCCTTAACAGCTGTTTTAATACCTTTGATTAGTTTTTCTTTTGGCATTTCATCGGGGTCTATAATAAAAATATAATCACCCGAACATTTACTTAAATGAAAATTTCTATGTTCAGAAAAATTACCGTCAAAATCTCTTTCACATGTAACTACCTTATTTCCAAAATGTTTTATAACGTTTTTTACATTTTCTGTGACATGTTTGGTATCTATTAAAATATTAATTTCATCTTCATCATCCTTGACTTTTAGTAAAAAGGAAACGAGTGAAAATAAATCCTTTGATTCATTACATACAGTTATAGCGTATGACAATTTCATTATATTAAAGATACTACTATTATACTCTTTAATATGCTGGTACCTAAAACAATTCATAAAGTTATTATCACTGATAGTGGTACATTACCTAAATTACCGAGTGGTATTTCAAATGCAATCGAAAGTTTTTATAGATTAAATCCAGATTATAAAGTTAATCTATATTCACACGAAGATTGTGTTAAATATATAAAAGAGCATTATGATGATGATATACTAAATTTATACAATAAACTGAAACCATATGCATATAAATGTGATTTGATGAGTCAACTTATATTATATAATGAAGGTGGGTGGTATTCAAGTATGAGATCGGTATGTTTGGAACCCCTTGACGTGTTAAATCGTACAAATAAAGAGTATTATACAAGTGTTGACTGTCCTCCTAATCAAAACTGTATGTACAATGCTTTTATTGGTGCTGTACCTGGACATCCTATATCTAAGAAAATGATAGATATGTTAAAATGGAATATAGAACATAATCATTATGGCTGGGATTGTTTATATCCAACTGGTCCAGGTGCTTATATGGCAGGAGCTATAGATTATATTAGAGCAAATACACATAAATGTTTTATAGGTCAACATACTATAGAGGAAAATAACGTAGAATATGTAAGATTTGATAATAAACGGATTTTCAAATGTAAATATAATAACGCGAGGGGTGCGGATAATTCTGATATGGATGAGACTAATAATTACGGTGAAATGTGGTTAAATAGAGATATATACAACTTAAAAAAATAATATCACGATAAAGTATGCTCGAGAAAGAATTAGAACATATTGATGGGCTTAGCACGTTTAATACAGATAATATGGCGCAGCTCGAAGATATTCTAAAATATTGTCAAATGGGCCGAGATTGTGAAAAATCCGTTATGGATGAATACACATCTTGTGATAAAATTAGTAAAGAGGTAATAGTTTGGTATTCTCATAATAGAAAAGTATTGAAACAGATGAAAGATTGGACAGAACTTTATAAAGAGGAATTTATAGAATATGAAAAAAAGGTAAAAGAAGTTCAGAATAGAGTAAATAAATTAAAAAAGAGTGTAATTAGTAAATCTTGAGAATTTCTGCAACAGCAGGGTGTCGTAATATGTCATTATTTTCCATTGTGACATGTTCGATATAGTTTAGGTTTAAACCGTCTATTTTATTTACAAGGTCCGAGAGTCCACTTTTTTCACCCAAATCACTTTGTTTTAAATCACCCGTTATAACTAATTTCGTATTTTTACCCAGTCTCGTTAATAGCATTTTCATTTGATTAGGCGTACTATTTTGCATTTCATCAGCAATTATATATGCGTTATCAAATGTTCTTCCTCTCATAAACCCCAATGGTTCTATATGTACATGGTGTTCGAGTTGTCCCCGCGTTAAATAATTTTCAAATACATCTATCATTGGTCTTGTCCATGGTTCCATTTTTCTTTCCATTTCACCTGGAAGGTATCCCATATCTTCGTCTGCACCTACTATTGGTCGTGTTAATACTAAACGATTAGTGTTTCTATTCATTAAATTTTCGGTTGCGAGTTGACACGCCAACATAGTTTTACCCGTACCTGCGGGTCCTGTTGCTATTATAATAGGTTTATGAGACTGTAATACCCTCATATATTTACATTGACCAGCTGTTTTGGGGAAGTTCATCTATTTAAAATAACTTAAGGTTTTTTTTCTTATGTATTTATATGATGGTTTATCGTAGCTTAAATAGCTTTACAGGTAGTTTATCCATTAATCGGGTGGGTAAAAGAAAAGGAATAATTACTAGATCTGAATCACCTAACTATGCGTATTCCGATCAAACTTTTGATGATGTTAATACGATGTTAGTAAAATATTTTACATTTAGATCTGTACAATACACAATAAGTCAAGTTTATGAGACGGATCCATCACTCATGAAATTGGAATTTAATTGGTTAGTTGATTTTGCAAACGAGAATAAACCAAGTTCGGGTGATCCCTTTATAGAAGCTTTGTATGAGGCAGGCAAACCTGAGCTTGCAAATAGAATAATGACAAATAGAGATGGGTTAATGAGGCAATGGATACATGAAATAACAAGCACAGGTGGGTTAGATGCAGGTATAGCAATGACTAAACATAATATGGATTTGTCTATAAAACAGTTGGATAAATCACTTAACCTGGCTGCAGAACCAAGTAGATCAATTGATGAGGTATAAAGTTTTGTTTGTTTAATATAGAATGTTAAGTAATAGTACGGTTAATAATTTGGATTTTTATTTTGTTAGTTTGAAAAAACATGGACATCCTATTATTATAGACCCTAATAATAAATTAAGATATGCATGTTTTCAGTCAAGAGAATCTGCTAAAAATTGTATAGAGTATATATCAGATTATCGATCTAAAACTGGAAAATGGCCTAAACTTGATTTATATAGACCTACTGTGGTTGAATATGATGTCAATGTAAAGAAAAGGACGCGTGATGAAATAAAAGAATACTTGACTATATCGCGTAAGAAATTTGAGGATATATATACTGCAGGGGCTAATACAGGAGTTTCATATTTTTATATACACAAATTTGATTACGAGGATGATTTTTCTAAAGTTTACATGAGAGGTCAGGTTATAGATGGGACGCCAGACCTTGTAATGTTTAGAAAAAGATTAGATTGTAGGTTAAAGATTGTATAAGTATATAATATAAATGTCATTTGTTAAAAAATTCGATCCAACTCGAGAAGAAGACGTTTTATGGTTACAAAAAATAGATGGAGCTATGACGAGAGCTTCAGATCAAGAAAAATATGGGAGTACTGATTTCATGAAAATTGTAAACGAAAATCCATATGGTATTACTATGAAAAATCCCATGGAATGGGCTGAATCACATTTTCAACTCTGTATGAAGTTTACACAAGCTGTTCTCAGAGGAGTAGCTTACATCCCTACTAAGAGGTCTACTAATTAAATGTGCGGATGATCTTGTTCTGGGATGTGTTTCTTTAGTCATTTTATGATATTCTTTGAGAGTGAAATTTTGAGGTTCGGAATTTTCATCCATGCGTATAAGTAATATTCTACCAAAAACAGACATATTTGTAAATGGACGAGGTAATCTATTTAAATTCATTTTCAAATCAAACATGGAAGATTCACATGTAACTATGACAACTGATTTTTCAGGCCATTGACCTAAAAATGTAGCCTTGCCTTTTAGAATTTTAAAAATTTCATTTTTTTCAGGTGATATATCCAAATCAATTTCATGAATATCGTTCTTTTCTTCGTTTACTAAAACTGCAATTGTCATTCCTAGGATGTACAAATAAAAAAGTTGCTTTTAATAAATGAACAAAGCTGTTTTAACATTAATTGCTCTTGTTGTTGTGTATTTTATTCTTAAAGAGTCTGAGTTATACACCAACCTTGTATTAGATACAGAATGGAAAGAAACTCGTAATAAACCAACTACTACATCTGACCCATTTAACAAATGTTCTCCTGAATCATTTGCCGATTGTAAAAAAGTTAAAATGCCACACTTAAGTAGAGCATAATCAATAACAATAATATGTTATTATCACGGCAATATGCACTTGAAAAATATTCGGAATTGTTAGGGTTACCAAAGGAAGATAAAACATGTATAAATTTAGAAAAGTCTACATATAATTCGGCTATACGAAAAACAAATGATTTAGGTGATGTACCTGCAGCTGAAAATCGGTTTTTTGTAAATAGATACAAGCATACATTTCTCAGAATTAAACATAATTTAATATATTCGCCCACACTCAGGGAGCGTATTTTAAATGGTGACATCAAACCAAAAGGTGTTTTAGAATTATCACATCAAGGTTTATGGCCGGATGGGCCATATGCAAAATTATTGGAAAAGAATATACGTGAAAATATGAAAAAGGATTGGGTTACAAATATGATTAATGACCCTGATTATAAGGGTATGTTTAGGTGTAATCGTTGTAAATCATATAAGACAACTTTTTATCAAATGCAAACACGTAGTGCTGATGAACCAATGACAGTATTCGTTACATGTCATAATTGTAATTCTAGGTGGAAATCATGATTTTCATTGCATATTGTGTATCTGTTAAATCTGTATCCATATCACCTACTGATAGAATATAATTCAAACCCGATTTTCTTTTAATGTTACCTTTATTATGTGCGGGTGTTATGACAAGAACGTCATATGGTATACCATACTGATTAAGTTGAAACTTTGTAAATTCTACAGTTGCTGGAATTGAAGGTCTAGCTGTTATAATAATAATTTTATAACCTAAATATTTAGCATAATGTAATAATTTAATAATAGGAACATTTGCTTTTCCATTCGTAAAAATAAGAGTATCGTCTATATCAAACATAACTGCATCTTTTTCGCCCACCACTCTATTTTTAAGAATCTTATCCATTTAATATACTTTAAGAATTAAAAATATTAAAAATAAAATGGAAAGACAGATTATCGACGTTGATTTTGACGACGGGTATACATCCATAGCTAGAATATTAAAAGATGATTATAATGAGTATGAAATAGCACTACTCGAATATTATGGAGGAGGAGAATGGGATTTTGATACAGATGAACCTGTTTCTATTAAAAAAGAATCCGTATCTGGATTTTATGATACAACGAATCTTGAAACTACTGGTTTATATGAAAAAAACATAAATGGTATGTACGCAGAAAAAAACGATTCTGACGATGATTTTGAATATGAACTAGATTCTTCAGACGAAGAATCTGATTCGGAGTCTGATATTAGTTTATGCGATGAAGAATTTTTATAATCGTGTATTATAAATGAACAATCAATACCTCTTACCAGCTTCTATAATATCTGTTATACTTCTTTATACCTTTGTGTATAATCCTAAAAAAAGTGAAAAATATTGTGGTTCATGTGGATTAAAGTAATAGTTATATATACAGGTAATGGATCCCTTTAAAAAGCGTGTTACAAAGAACGATAAAAAAGCCAAAAAAGGTTTATATACACAGAAGTATATTAGACTTAAACATAAGACGCTTAATATTAATAATAAAAAGGAAGATGGCTCCTTACAATCCACCGAACACACATTACAGCCAAATGGACGTGTCAATGTATGATGAAGAAGATTTATTTAAATTTATTGGTAAAAATGGAAAGAAGTTTTATTGGTTAACACGTTATTTAGAGTTATCATATATTTGGTATGATAAGGAACGTAAAGTTATTGAACTTTGGGGCCCTTTTGAATCTCTTCAGCATTTTTCAGCCCATCAAATTTTAGAATGTGAATTAGACCTAAGTTGTAATAAAATTTTAGTAAATTAATATAATAATATGACGAAATTGATACCCGGATCCTTTTTGTATAAAATTGTTTATGGGGGAGAGACTAAAGTACATTCCCGAAAACCATTTTATGTTCAAAACTCTGATGACTATGTACGACTTTTAAAAAAGAATTATGATTATTATGGTGTTCCATTTAAAAGACCGAATGTTGAAGAAATGCCACCGTATAATAAAGTGGATGATACTATCGAAACACACGTTGAATATCTAGACCAAATTGTAGTTAAATTAAACGTGTTAAAATCTGGTAAAGTACGTGTAAAAATATTACCAAATATGGCCATTCTAAATGAAAAGTATTATTCAAAATATAAGGTTCCACCTATAAAGAGTATAACAAGTGCTTTAAAAACAATGGGATATTCACAAAATTTTATAGAGTCTACATTACAAAAATATAAAAAACGTAATCAACTTATTGAAAAGAGATGGAAAATACTCGAGAAAAAATTTGATACACCTTCAACTTCGAGTAGAAATAAAAAGAAGAAAGCGAATAAGAAAGTCGAACCCGAACCCGAACATGAGTTGGATAATGAAGATGAAGATGAAGAATTAGAAAAGAAAGATGATGATGAACCTGAAGAAGATGAAGCAATTGAAATTGATGACGAAGGTGATGAAGAAGTTGTCGAAGATGATTATATTTCAGATGGAGGCGACGATTAAAACTTAAGTTAGACTTTTTTTTAATAAAAACATTTTACAAAATGAATATATTTTTTCTCTCAATGAAACCCGAAGAGATTGCTTATATGTATTGTGATCAACATGTAATCAAGATCTTACTCGAAATATGTCAAATGATGTATACGGCATGGTTTTACTCGGGTCAAACCGACTATGTAGAATCAAATGCACCTTATACCGTAAACGGAAAGCGACGAGGGTATCGTCCTTCACATAAAAAGCATCCTACAACATTATGGATATCATCAAGTATTGATAATTATAATTTTGCAGGTGAAATAGGAATGTGTCTTGCACTTGAGTATAAAAAGAGGTTCGGTAAAGTGCATGCATGTTCTAAACATATACTTTGGTTATACGAAAATAAACCTTCACATTTCGAACTTCGCGAAAGTGAATCTGCATATTACCCAATACATGGTTTTAAACCCGGGCTTACGCGAATACCAGCGTGTATGCCAGATAAATATAAAGTACAAAGTATTATTGAATCGTATAAATTATATTATACAGGTGAAAAAGAAGGTTTTGCGAGATATACTAGAGTTTAATTTAAATTTATATTATAACATGAATTGGAAACGGTTTCGAAGACGATTCAGTAAACGATTTAATGAAAAATGTAAAAAAGTAGCAAAATTTTTAAATAAACACGCTTTTTTCGTATTTTTATTCTCGTATTTAAGTATAATGGTGTCTTTATCAGTTGTAAATAGAATATTTAGTTCGCCACCCATTAAAATAGAAAAAAAACCCGAATATGAACATAGAATATATAGTGATTTTATTAGGGGTGTTAAGAAAAATGAAATATCAAAAGTTGAAGTAGATCCCAATAAGGATATCGTATATTTTGAAGAAAAGGATGGTGCAATCAGTACTTCGTATTACGTCCCATCAGAAGATTTTTGGAAAACTATGTCTGAAAGTCAGGTTGATTTTGATTTAATTAGAGTACCAAACGGTGGAAATATAAATGAATTCATAACTTTCATGTTTATCACTATAGGATTTTTTGCTATTTTTAGAATGATATTTGGCGCTAATGGTGGTGGTATAGGACAAAATCCATTTTCCATGATGAAAAAGGATATTGATGTAGAAAAACAGATACAGACACGTTTTGAAGATGTCCAGGGTATAGATAGTGCGAAGGATGAACTCGAAGAGATTGTTGATTTTCTTAGAGAACCCGAAAAGTATTTTGGAACGGGGGCTAAAATTCCTCGTGGCGCTTTATTAACGGGTTCACCTGGTACAGGTAAGACACTTTTGGCTAGAGCAATTGCAGGTGAATCATCTGTTCCATTTATACAATGTTCAGGGTCATCGTTTGTTGAAATGTTTGTTGGAGTTGGTGCAAAGAGAGTGCGAGACGTGTTTGAAATGGCACGCGAAAACCAACCATGTATAGTTTTTATAGATGAGATCGATGCAATTGGTAAAAAGAGGTCTAATAATGGGTTTGCAGCTAACGATGAGCGCGAACAAACAATTAATCAACTCCTTACTGAGATGGACGGGTTCGAGAACGAGACGGAGATTGTTGTTATAGCCGCAACAAACCGTATCGATATACTTGATGATGCGTTATTGCGTCCCGGTAGATTTGATCGTAAAATACAAGTTTCTTTACCCGATGTTCATGGACGCGAAGAGATACTTAAGGTACATACTAAGGATAAACTTCTTGGTGCGGGTATAAGTCTTCGTGATCTTGCAAAACAAACGACTGGATTTTCGGGTGCTGATCTCGCAAACTTTATGAATGAATGTGCTATACGCGCTGTTCGTGATGGTAAAGATGGTATAATAACACCTGAAATAACTGAAGATGTATACCAAAGACTAGTTGTTGGTGCAAAAGGAAGTCGTACTGTTTCTGGTGCGCGTAAAGCGAGAGTTGCATACCACGAGGCTGGTCACGCTATTATCGGTGTACTCATGCAAGAGTATGACGAGGTTCGTAAAGTGAGTATTTTACCAAGAGGGGACGCGGGTGGTGTTACATATTTTCAACCGTCGACAGATGATGTAGGTATGTATACGAAAGATTATCTTTTATCACAAATTAAGGTCGCACTTGGTGGACATGCAGCAGAAGAGATAGTTTATGGAAGAGAACACGTTACTACGGGTGCATCGAGTGATTTTCAACAAACGTTTGCCATTGCGCGTGAAATGGTCACTACGTACGGTATGAGTGAAACTATAGGTAAAATGAATATTAATACTAATCTTATATCTCCCGTTACCGCGAGTCATATCGACATAGAGGTACACGATATAGTTGAAAACTGTTATACAGAAGTGAAGGAACTACTTAATCAATACCGTGTTAAACTTGAACACTTGAAAGATATACTCGTTGAAGAGGAAATTATTGATGGGAGTGTTGTGTATGAAATGATTGCATCATGTGATTTGAAAAGTCGTACACAACATACGGATAAATCTAAAGTGCGAGAGCGAAATAATTCGAAGTATAAAGATGCCTATGATAGTTTTGATGACTTTAATAAGTATCCATGGCCCACAGATACTAATGAGAATTAAAAATAATAGAATAAAGTATAAGATGGACCGACAGGATTTGTATATGTTTGGTAATTTTATATACATACTTTTCAGGGTAAAAAAAGATTTTAGATGATAACTATGTACTTTTCCAGTTTATCCATTCGTCTATCGTTTCCGTATCTATATGTTTATCTTTAAACAATACGTCACAATTAGAATGGTGTAATATTTCACTAAATAAATTTCGGACAATTTTACCATTTTTATCTACAATGCGCGCGGAACAATAATATGTATATGTACATGGATCAATCAATGCACTAGATGCTGCAAGGCATGTAGATATTTTCTCTTCTGTACTATCATCCTCGCTGTTATATAGCAATTTAGGATACCATCTTTTTCCCCTAAATTTTTTAATAAAATTATTTTCTTTTAATTTAGGAGAAATAGTAAAAATTTGTTTTTTATTTTCGGATGGGTCTACACTCATACCAACATTATTTCCCATAAAACCTATACCACATCCAGTTACTTGAGTACATCTACCTTCAACCGTCACCTGAATAATCTTACTAGACATATTTACGAATAAAACACTCGTTAAATTTGTATTTCTCAACTTGGAACGATTACTCCTTCTTATTAAATTACACGATCCTAATCTAGTGAGTTTGGGTCCACTAGATGGACATAAACATCTAGTTTTTAACGCAAAATATGGGTATTTTGCATTATAATATTCACGCAAAAATTCCAATATATGTGGTTCATAGGCTGAATCATTATATTTACGACGAAACATCTTACTTATACCACCGAAAAAAAGATGTGTTAATAGTAAGATGAGAAACGTAAAATTAACAAACAATGCTGTAAACTATATATCATATGACGAATTTAAAGTTGGGGATATAGCCGTCTACATAAAACGTAACGATAAGTATATAACCATGAAAACGCTTTTAAAATTACAGGATAGAGACATGTTTGGAAACATGGGGAATTTTAATATAACTCAGGATGAGATTTCTAATTCTATTTCAAGATTATCAAATATGAATAACGGGGATATACTTCTTTTAAATAAAGGTCCATTCGACCGACAAAGACTTTACCGAAGAGATATTGAACTTGTTAAGTTTATTTCGGTAGTCGGTAAATCGTCTTTAAACAATAAGGGTACAGTTAAGATCGGTAAACGAAAGTGTGAAGGATACAAAAAAGCCGACATTGTTAAGGTTGCGAAAGAGGAAAAGGTACCATTAACGAAGGCGGGTGGTAAAAAGAAAACGATAAAGGATTTGTGTGCCGATATGAAAGTTAAATTAACCCTTTCGAAAAACAGAAACAATCTCGTCAAAGAGACGAGAGAAAAACTTAACAAAATTAAAATCAAAGAGACGAATAAAACAAAATTGAAATCACGAATGAATAATGGCGAAGACCCTAAAAAGATTTTGAAAGTCGCGCGTCAGCTCGCCAAGTTACAATAAAATATTATGCAATAATAAAACAATGTTGAATAAAGCGGTTACAATAGCACTTATCATAACACTCGTTTACGGGTACTTATATTCTACTATGAAGGAAGATTTTGGATTCTCGGACGATCCACTCGATCCATACTACTTTTCACTCATGACCATGAGTACAGTTGGGTACGGTGACTTTTCACCAAAAACGAGACGTGCAAAAGCTCTCGTTATGACACACCATACTGTCATCTTAGTCGAACTCGCGACGATACTCAGCAAAATGTACAAAAAATAAAATAGTATACTGTAATAAGAATCATGGGTACACCAAAAACACCACAGACTAAAAACATAAATAATATAGAAAACAAATTGAGTAATATTGATAACGAATTATTGGAAATACGACGACGTGAAGGTGAAGTTAGAATAGAAATAAGGAGATTACAGAAAAAAAGAATAAGACTCGAACAGAAAAAGAAGAATTTATTATCGACAGAAAAGAATATCCTTACTAGACGCACGCGTAATTAATTATAAATACGTTTTTATACACAAATTGAACTTTGTATATAAAAATGAAGTATAATACTTTTATTAATTCATATTTTTAACATACATTGGGTAACGTGCCATAGGCGCATACGCACCTTGTGCGAATAATAATGCGGTAAGTCCACCAACGAATATAAGTGTAAATATCCAACCAAATAGTGTTTTTCTTAGGATTTTATAATTAATACCTTTTACACCTTCTAATAATCCAACACCGACAGTTGCACCTACTTGACAATGTGTTGTTGATAAGGGCCAACCAAGTCTACTTCCCATAATAATGACACACGCACTACCTAATTCAATACACGCCCCCCGACTTGGTGTAATTTTAGTAAGTTTTGTACCAAGTACATTCATGATTTTATACCCAAACGTTGCTAATCCAACGACTATACCAGCTGCACCTAGAGAAAGTATCCAATACGCGTCGCTGTCTAGATCATTTTTCTTATTTGATAATTCGCCCGATTTATATACGGACCATATTGCTCCAAATGGTGCGATTGAGTTGGCAACGTCATTTGCACCGTGTGCGAATGCACCACAACACGCCGTTATGATTTGTAGATATCGCATAGATATTTCCGCATTTTCATCAAATTTCTCGGCATTTTCATGTATATCCATTATGGTTTCATCTTTCTTTACAATTTCTTTAGGATCCATGTTTATAGCATTTTTAATGTAAGTGTAAATGCGTTCATGTAGTTTCATATCATCGTAATTTATTACGATTTCCTCTAATTTTTCGGAATCTTCTAATACATTATGGTTATTATTTTTAGATATTGCGTGTTCAGTTACCCTTTTCAATTGTGGCATGAATAGTAACGATAGTAAGGCTACACCTCCACCTATACCAAAAGCCCACGCGAAAGCGATTCCAATGGGTGTATTATCTAATTTTAAAAACTTTGCACCTTTATAAACAATAAAAAACGTATTGATACATATAGTCGTTCCTAATAAAAATGGAAATACCCACAAACTTCTCTGATAAGCGTTTTCCTTTCTAAGAACAGTTGTGCGTATAATGTAAAAAAAGCACGATGTAAATATAGAAGCTATGAATGGTGATATCAACCATGAAGCAATTATGGATGAAACACCCTTAATAAAAGGGAATCTACTTGTTGATTTATTCCATGTGACGCAACTTACACCTCGTGATGCCATCGTCATACCAATCATACCACCAACACAACTGTGTGTTGTACTTACTGGCATTTCCAGATGTGAAGCTAATATCAACCATACCGACATGGATGCGAGAACGCACATACACCCATACATGAGTATGGCCGGATCATCTTCGAAACACGAGTAATCCGCTATACCTTTTCTTATTGTGTCTGTAACATGACTTCCCATGAGTAGTGCGCCTGAGAATTCAAAAATACTAGCAAATAAAACAGCTTTTTTTATAGAAAGAGCACCAGATCCTATGGAAGTTGCGAATGCGTTTGCAACGTCATTTGCGCCTATACCATATGCAGTTGTAAATGCGAAAAGACCACCGAGACCGACGATCCATTCGTAAGCGTGAAGATCCATGAACCTTAATAGATTAATATAAAATTATTTCCTTAAATACGATACGTTTTTCAAAACCCGGTACTTTCGGGATTTTTAAAAATGATG